TATTGCCACGCCCATAGCAGCCCAGTCGTTAGCGTTCACTCGTTTTAGCGCCGAACGTAACGTCATTAGGATTCAGGTAACGCATTAGAACAGGCACGATCCCAGCAAATAGACCCCACGCTAGTTGTTTGAGATCAGTTTCGCCAGTCATGTAAACAGCCAGCATTCCCGCAAGCGCTGATCGTCCATAACTAGCTCCCATAGCCTTTAGTTCTTTCATTTTCCTTCTCCTAACCCTAGAGCCTTGATTAGCTCTAAGACTTTTTTTGGACTTACGTTGATTTCGAAATGCTGTTCGTCTTTGCGCTTTTGATAATCGCCGCCCCAAAATAAACCATACTTTCTAGCGAGCGCTCGGATCATTGGAACTTTTTCAGCTGGAAACGTACCGATCTTTCCAAGTGGGTGCTTAGTTGCGTTAAGGTCGATCGCTGTTCCGCTTGAGTGATTGCTTAGCTTGTCCGTCGTACCGCGAACCATGCGAAAGCAATAACCCCAGTCATCGAGCTGTCCGCCATCGAGCGGCTCGATTAACTCGTTAAACTCTTTACAAAATCCCACGATCAAGGGTGCGACAGCTTCGGCGCAGCGAATCTTTAAAGAAGTCCCCGGTATTGCGTAGGACTTAATTCCGATTTCGGCTTGATCCTTACTAGCCGTCCAACCGTTATAGCTTGTTAAAGTCATTTGAGTAATAGCGCGGCTTCCTCGGCTGTAATACCAAGTTTAGTTAATAGTGCCGATTTATTAGTAGCGGCTTGCGCTTCTTGCTTTGCTTTCCAATCGTCAAACTTTTTAAAGCCCGCCTCAAATTGTGCTTTAGTAATTGGCTCGCACTCTAAGAATTCTATTCCGTCATAATCCTCACCAGTAGCAATCCAACCGCCATTAGGAATCAGCATTGTTAAAACTTCATCGGCTCTAGCCATATTAAGCACCTATTTCTAGTAAAATTATGGTTGATACGTCAACATTTTGGATTTGTACGGATACCGAAGCAGCCGCTAGATAATTGTAAAATTGCGTCTTGTAAGTGGTTGCCGAAGTTGTTGCTGGTGAATCTAAATACGCAGCCGAAACCGATCCAGATAATTCGCCGACTGTCGTATTGTAAAACAGATTAGTAGCAATTTGTTGAATAGTAGTGGCACCGCGTAACAGTTTTAAATTGAATGCGTTTTGACTATTAGCTCCGGATTTGTAACAACCTTGATGATTTACTAAAACTAATACTTTACTGGTTGATAATGTTGGCGTAATTGTTGCGGTTAATCCTGTGTCTGCCGCTGTTGTTGTCGAATTACTAGCGGTCGTTGCGGTTGATCCCATAATTACTTGTAAAACTTTTCCGCCCGCCGCAAGAGTTTTCCACTCTGGAGCTGTTGCGCCTGAGTTGACGGCTAATACCTGACCAGCTGTACCAATTCCTAAACGTGTTGGAACTGTTGCGTTACGGTAAATTATGTCGCCCGTTGTTGTAACTGTTGATTTAGGAATAGCGGCGTTAGCCAAATCGTAAGCTGATTTAGTCGCTGTTGGTGTTGACGCTAGAACGCTTGATGTGGTCGACGTCGAATCGCTAAGCTGTACCACGCCCGCCGCGCTTGTTGAAGCTGCGCTAACTCCAATAGTTACAGCGCCCGAAGTACCGCCACCGGTAATCGGAGCGGTTACGTTAACGGCTGTTATGTCGCCTTGATCGTTAGCAATCCACGTAAAATCCATGTCGGCATTTGTAGTTTTCGACAGGATTTGACCAGTCGTTCCGCCCTTGAGATCAGCCAGCGACGTATCGACCGCCTGACCAAAGACTTCAAAATCAGCTGGTAAATCGGTTACCAAATCAGTCGGCGTTGGCATTTGCCAGCCGAAGTTACTCGTTGGGTTTGTCATGTTTTCTCCTTATGCCACTACTAGCGCGGTTTCCCACGTTAGCGATCCGGTTATAGTATTCCACGATTCTCCGATAGGAACCTGTTCCCACTTCATAGCTTGAAGCGAATAACTAATCGGCGAAAGATTTAAAGTTAAAGCGATTTCATTATAGGCAGCCTTAAACGACCAGCCCTCGACGAATCCTAGAAACGTTCCGGCTGCCATGTTTGGCGGTAAATCGCTAATTCGTAGCGGTAAGCCCATAAATACTTTTATCAGCGAATCGCGATCCGCGTCGTCTAACTCTGGATTTGTGAGCTGGTAACTGATCGACGTGAAGTTCGCTTGAGGCGTAGCTCTTAAAGTTAAGTAAAAATCGGCTTGATCCTGTGCGTCCACCGTCTTGTCGATTGTTGTATTTATGACCTGAGCTAAACGACCGTAAACCTCGACTGAGCCAATATCCTCAGCGCTAACTTCACTAGAGCCGTTAGCCTTGTATTTTAAGGTTATGTCATTACGAACGTCGCCCGCTCGGGTTTCAATTTTTAGCCCGTTAAATAACGCGTGATTAGCCGTTACGTCTGTGTAGCCGTTTGTGGCTAAATAAATCGAACGGTGAGTCGAGTCTGCGTAACTGATAAGTCCGCTGCCGTCCTCATAGATATAACCTAGACCAGACGTGGCGAGCCCTGAAACTAGCGAATAAATATCGGTGCGGTCAGCTGAGCGGGCTGATAGTTCATAATTGCCCGGACGATCGATCTCGCCTAATCCCACGTTTTGCGCGTTCGCCCATGTTTCGGTGGGATCGTAAGCCGCCCACGTTAAAGCTGCGGGAACTTCGCCCCAGTTATTTAGAAGTAAATCCTGTAAAACGTGCCAAATTTGTTCGCCGTCAAAATCCTTAACTAAGGTGCCATCTGTGAGCGCTTTAGGTAAGCGGCTTAGTGCTCCGAGTGCGGTTATCTTTAGCACTTGGTTAATTCCTACCGCGCCAGCTGTAACGATCTCAATTCCGAAATCGACGACTGTTCCGCCAAATATCGGGACGTAAGTATTAGTCGAATCTTTTAGTTCGATCGAAACTGAATCATTTATGTTTATGTTTACAATTGCCTGAGTTAAATTTAATAACTCTAAATTACAGTAGCCCGCTTGGGCTTGCTGATAAATATTAGTTCGACCGCTAGTAATGCTTAGATTTGCCAGCGTGTAAGTCGTATATTCGACGCCCTGAATCTTTACGCGCCAGACTGGATTAAATACTGTCATTAGAACGCCAGCGCATTAGCGCCATTTGTGCCGCGGTAAAAACTATTATTTAAAACGTCAACGATTCGGCGAGCTGTGCCTTCCTGGTCGATTGCTCCTGACACGTTGATATAGATATTCCCGCCACCGCCGTTTAGTTTGTTATTTGGAATAATGCGACCATTACCGGACGGAACGAATAACTCTGGCCCTCGTTCGCCTACGATGTAAGGACTATTAGCGCCCACTAGACCGCCCGTTGCGAGCATTGGGATTTCTTGTAAGTCTTTAGATCCGGGCTTTAAATTGTTGACGATGTTATAGCCCTTGATAAGTAAGTTAACGACTTTGATCGCCGCGTTAATGCCAGCGACGACGCCCTGAATTGCTTTACTTACGCCGTTAATGATTAGAGCAACGCCTGACCATGCGGTTTTAAACGCTCCACCTAGAAACGCCGCAAATGGTCTAGCAACGAGTAAGAACGCGGTAACGCCGACTCCGAGTAGCTTGAAAAATCCTGTGTTGTCCTCGATCAGATCGCCGACAGCTTTAAAGACTGTTTTAACCGCTTCCATTACTGGAGTTAAACCAGCCTTAAAGATTGGGACGACGTATTTGTTTAAGTAATCCCAAAGAGCCGTTAAGCCCGGGAGAAACGTATCTTTAAAAAATGTACCGAGTGATTCGAAAACTGGCTGTAAGTCCTCGCCTATATCTGTGGCTAAAGTGCTAAGAGTTGGAATTACTTTATCGACGAATAAAGTCACCATCGGAGTTATGGCGTCTAATACGAATGCGCCGACTGTTTCTTTACCCTCGTCAAATGCGATTTTTAAACGGTCAATCTTTCCCGCAAAAGTATCAGCCGCAGCGTTCGCGGATCCTTCATAAGTTGCTGTTACAGCGGCAATCGCTTCATCGAAACTCATTGTCTTAAGTTCGGCAGCTGTTAAACCGATGTCTAATTTAGCTAGGGCTGCGGTGTTGCCGTCGAAAGCTTTAGCGATCAAATTTGAAGTTGTTTCGAGAGATTTACCGGAGCCGACACTAGCGTCGAGAGCGACCCCTTGTAGCTTCATCGCAGCTTCGACGTCGCCCGTACTCTTAACTAAACGCGCAAAAGATGGACGAAGTTCGTCGTCTGAAACTCCGACCGCGAGAGCTGTTTGAGTAATGTATGACTCGACCGACGCAATAGTTGCGTCCGTTGCGCTTGTAACGTTTTTAATCGCTGTCGCAAGTTTAACCTGAGCGGCTTCGTCCTCGACCGCAGCTTTAACGCCATCGACCAGCAACGCGCCAGCATAGGCAAGCGCCGCCGCGCCAGCTACGGCGAACGCAGCTCCGGCAGCTTTACCGAAACCGCTTAACTTACCGCCGAAAGTTTCTGTATCTGTTCCCGCGTCTGTTAAGCCTTTTTTAAGGTTATCGACGTCAGCTAATATCGAGAGCTTAAGCGTTCTTGATCCGTCAGCCATTAGTCGAACCTCTTAACTATTGAAGTGAAAGCCTTTTCCCACTCAGCGATTAGATAGCTTTGCTCAGCTCTTAAAGTTGGGTAAATAAAATATCCGGTTGAACCTCGACCAGTAGTACCCGACCAGATTGGGAACTGTTTAAATTTATTCGATCCAAATTCTGAACCGCCCCATAGATCGCGAGTAGTCGCGCCGCCGCTGAATTTCTGGCTAACGTAACCGAAAGCAAGCTCGCCAATCTTAGACGACTTACTCACTTTAGAACCCTCAGCGATTCGACTAGCTACTGGCGACGAGCTAAGAGATCCAGCCGCCGAGATAATCTTGCCCTGTAAATAGCCAGCGAGCGCACTCGATTGTTCTTTTGCTTGGCTAACGGCTTCATCGTCCATCGCCTTAAACGCTCCAGTAATGGCTCGGAGTTCGGCTTTGTCGTACTGGACGACTTCCTTACTTTCCGCCATTTCGTTTCTCCAATATCTCGAGCGCTGTCAATATATCCGCCGCGTCAACCCACTCACTCATCGGAATTCCTGTCGCGATCGACAGCTCAACGATTAAGTAGTTTAGGCTTCCTCGGCTGTAACTTTTGGGACTTCGGTTTCTCCGACCGTAATATCGACCACCGTTTCGCACCAAATTTCGTAAGGTTTGACGGGCTTACCCGCTGCCTCACGTTTTAAAGCGTTCCACGCTAGAAACATTAGATCGGAAATTCCGATTTTTTCCTGAGCCTGTTGAATTGTATAACCTGTCTTTTGCTCCCACTTAGCGAACTCTGGCGGTTGCGCTGTCGTGGTTGCTGTCTTGCCGTCATTTGTTTCGATATGGATTTGTAGTTTCATGCTCCCGATTTCTTTTCTTTAGAGTGTTGGAGTTGTTACGCAAGTAAAGCTGAGCGATACGGTCTGGGCGTCTGGAGCCGTGCCGCCAGCGCTTGGGAAAATTGGCTGTACGTCAAAGTTAAAGACTGATCCGCTCGCAGCTGTGAAAACGACTGAAAGTGGAGTGTTTGGGGCTGTGTCGGCTGCGTTCCATAACTGATTACATAGTGATCCGCCAGCTGTCCAGTCCGCGAGCATTTCAACGTCGAAAGTTCCTTGTGTGTCGGTTGTGTAATAAGCCTTACCGTCTAACGTTTGGTAAGTGTTGATAGTTGACTCGATTGTTAGAGTCGCGGCTGTTGCTTGAGCGTCATAGTTATCACCGTCAATAGTGAAAGTTATGTCGCGTCCGGTGACGATTGTTGTCGGCATTTTGTTCTCCTAGTTTTCTTGCTTGTAGTAAGTGGAAACGTCAATTTCCGCAATTAGAAAATTGCTCGAACCTAACGTAATGATCGACGGACGCGATACGTCGCCGACTTCATATCCCGACGGAATAGCCGCGAGAATTTCTATTGCGAGCTTCTCGAGATTGTCGAGCGCTCCCGCGTTATTGTTATAGGCGACGACCGCCGAAATCGTGAAATTTAATTTAAGCTGAATAGCGCTGCTAATTAGACGGGTTTCCATGTAAGGCGTACCCGGAATAATGAAACAGGCTGGAGCGATTATCGCTTCGGGAACTGACTCATAGACCGACGCAGCTACGCCAGCGAGAGCGGTCGCTAACGGTGCTCTAACGTCTGCTTGAACGGTCGTCATTTATTGAGCCATGTTCTCGACTTGAATAAACGGAGCTAAGAGCCCGATTACTCTATTTTGAAGTGAGCGCCCGAGTACGAACGGCGTCGGATTGAAATCGACCTGAGCCGAAGTATTGCCCGGAGCTGTAATCGACTGGAAAACTTCAACGGATACGACTAGCAGCGCCGACTTTACAGGCGCTACGGCTGAATAAAGATCCTCAGCTGATGAGCCATTAAGTACGGATAATCCTGCGGGAATTTTAGGTGTAAAAATTTGATCCGGTGCGGCTGTTGCTGTTGTGAATATGTACGGGGCGATTCGGTGATCGTTAACTGTTACGGTTAAATCGAAAGCATTTCCGCAACCTGAAATAACGACAGCTTGACCCGGTACGAAATAGTTAACTCGTTGAGTCGTGTAAAACGCCATGCCGTCTTTTACTTCGATCCCTGTAATCGCTGACTGATAACCAGTTAACAGCGGCAGGATCGCACCCTCAGCACTAGCAATCATAAGTTCGAGATATGCGTCCGAGTAAAGAGGAACGCTGACACCTAGCACGTCGCGAAGTTCTTGCGCTGTAACTATTGGCATTAGCGTTCCTCTCTCGATTCTGCTCGGTCGCCTCGGGAGCGAAACGACCGATGATTATTTTTTAGACTTGGTTCCAGCAAGCACCAAAAGGAATCTTTGGAGCGATTGCGGCATAACCGTAATAAAGAATATCCACGGTTCCGTCTGAGTTGATGTTAGTACGCAGCTCAAAACGTGGGCTCTCGTACCATGTCCACGCGTCTGGGTTGATAACTACCATTGAGTTATCGCCGACTGATGTAGTGGCTCCAGCGTTTCCGATTGAACGTGAAACGAATAGATTTAAGCCCGGTGAAACTACGCCGCGAAGTGAATCGCCGCGAACGTTTCCAGCTGCGTTTGATGGTTGTGCGGCATTGTAAAGAGGTGTGCCATTGTCGTTGTAACCCATGATGTTAGTCCATTGTCCCGGGCTAACTACAAGGTTACGAGCGAAGCCAAGTGATGATGAATAAACAGCGCCAGCAGCTTGTGAAGTAAACCCAAGAAAGCCAGTAGCTGAGTTAGCGTTAACGCCTGTTGATTGACCAGCGCCGACGATTGTGCCTGTGGCGAATTCGTCTGTGACCTTAGCGTAAGCAAATTCCAAATTCTGAAGTAACGCTGTTAGGTAGCTTGGATCTGAACGGTCGATGAGTTCGATCGTTGAAATTGCGCGTCCCTTAAATGAGTTAACTGGAACTGAAATATAAGTCGCTGTTAATTGTGACTCTGTGATTGGGTCGTTCTCGTCGATGTTGCTAACGGTAGGAACGCCTGTGACCTTAGGCAATTCGAAAGTCATGCCAGTAGCACTTAGCGCTTCGCGAGATAGGGCGTCGATCATGCCGCGATCTGCGTTAGCTAGTGCGTTAATTACTGTACGGCTTTGTGGTGTTGGAACCATGCCCGGAGCTGTTGATGTTGTGTTATCGGCAGCCTTGACATATTGGCGAGCGTCCTCATCGTGTAAAACTGACGCCTTAAGTGAATACTGTAAATAAGAAACCTTATCGACAATAGGTGAACGTGGCGCGGTGTACGCCATAGGGACGTGCTTAGACGCTTCTACCGTTTCGGCAGCGGCGCTTTCTGGAACGGTAGTGTCTGACACTTGTTCTCCTTCTGTTGTTGGATTTGTTTCCTCTGTTTCCTCATCTAATTCGGAATCAGAATTCTCATCGGTTGATTCGACTTCCTCGTCGGTTTCTGTTTCGCTCGCAGCTACTGAACTAACGCGAGCGCTGTCGATTGCTGGCTCTGAAACTAAAGACACTTCATCGAGCGAACCTTTAGCAACGACCAGGACTCCATCGACGAAATCGTGTGCGTTTACTTTAACTCCTACACTAAAACCATCGCGCAAACCCGTCGCAGCTTCTACTAATGCGTCGTTGCCGGCTGTTGTTTCCGCGATCTTAAATGTCGCGTCGATTCCCTGTTCGGTTGCGGTCATAGATAAGACCTTTCCGATTGGTCGAGTGCGATCGTGTTCTAGTAAAAGTTTTACGTTCTTAGTCGCGATAGATTCTGGCTTGAAAGTAGTAAGTCCCGCAGACGTTGATCCTGTTTCGTTCCATGTTACGACGCGTCCGGTAATAGTGCGAGATTCGCTGTCGGCTGACGTGATTGTTAGCGGCATGTTTAGTTTCATTTAATCATTTCCTCAGCTTGTCGGATTTCCTCGACGCTAATCGCGCCAATATCAAATAAAGTTTTGTAAATTCCGACGCGCTCGGCTTCGCTTCCGCGTAAGTAATCCTCTAATCGAAAATTAACTGTCTGCGATGATGGCGTAAAGTCCGGCATGGATAAACGTTCGGAAATCGAAGTCATTAGCGGAATCAAACTAAAATCTAAAAGGGTTTTTCGTGTGACATTGGCGTTGGAGTAAGTCATGCTCGATCCAGTTTCGGCGTCAACGTAGAACGCCGGAATTCCGATTGCCCTTGCCAATTCGGTCGCGATGTAGGAACGCGCACTTGACAGCTGTAATTTTTCGGGATCGAAGCCGACTGTTTGTAATTCGACGTCAGCATTTAAAAACGCGGTCGAACGATTACGACGTGAAACGCCCCATGACTCAAGTAATTTCGCAATTCGATCAGCTGGTAAAGCTGTTCCGTTTGATTTTAATACCATCGAAGGAATCGGCTCACGCGCATAGTTAGCAGCTGCTCGCTCTAATTCCGCTCCTGTGCGAATTGTACGTCCCGCACGATTTAATAATCCCTCGTCGTTGCCGTAGAAAACGACAAGCGAACCCACGCCAGAATCAGGAATTTGTTTTCCGTCGATTGTGTAATGGTCGATCTCTGTTCCGTTATTGTTTAAAAAATATCCCACGCGAGTCGGTGCGATTCTTTGTACCGAACGAACCCGCATAGTGTCGGCAAATAATTCTGTGATTTGCCAATAGGCATAACCGTAAAATAATAAATCCTCAGCTGTCCAGACGTAAGTCGTACTTCCCGGAACGCGTGGATCGGGATCACGAATTACGCGGGGCGCTGGCACTTCGAGCCCTGTCGTATTGTCCCGGAGCTGTAATCCGATCGAAGCGATGGACGAACAGATAATCCCGCGAGCACGTGCGATCGTAGGAATACTCATAGCTTCTTCACGCGTCGCGGTAAGTACGCCGCCGTTAAAGGTATAAAGCGAATCTATTGTCGGTACAGGTAAATAGCCAGCTTCGACGTCGCTATTTTGGAGCGGCGTTACAGCTTCTACCTTTGACGCAAATAAATCACGAATACCCATGCGCGAATTGTGTCAGGCGTATATCACTAACCCGTCATAATATCGAAGTCCATCTCTGGGCGTGTCGCGAAGTGTGTAACTAGCGCCGTGGCCACGGCAGCGCAGACGAACGCTTGTGAAGCTCGACGCCCAATAACCCAGCCGCCATCGCCGCGACGTAATTGGACAGCTGAAAGAATCTGTTTAGTTAAATCGCTCTGTCCTCGATGGCGCAATCGCCCGGAGTTGATCGCACCCAGTAACTCATCGCAAGCTTGAGGATAAACGGAGTCCATGTCGAAAATCGGGATACCCGCTGGCTGGAATCTAGCTGCCACCGCGCCGCTAGTTCTGCGGCTGTATAGCAAATACTCTAGCGGATACTTGCGACAATATTTTGCCGCTTCATTAGCGATCTCTCGATCGTCGAGCTGGACGGAATTCTCCCAAGTGTGGAGTAGCTTCACGACGAAACGTTCGTCGCCCAATTTCTGAGCTCCGACTAACGCGCAGAATTTGCGATCCGGTGAAATATCAAGTGCGAGCCAAGTCAGCTTCTCCGGGTCAAGATCGACGCTTTCATCGTGGCAATTATTCCACTCGTTCGCTCCGATAATGCTTGAAATTGTCTGAACCCAGCGGCATAAGACTTCGGTTTGTACGACTTCGGGCGGATCATTGAGAACGGCTTTTAAATTTCGTATGTCCATGGTGTAGCCGATGGCTGGATTTGCTGCCAGCCAATTTGATTCGAGATGTATATCGTCCGTCGGTGCGCTCCACTCGAAATAACCTATGTCGTCCTCAGCTCCAGCGGCGGCAGCTAATCCGCGCTCTCTAAAGGCATTTAGAACGACCGAGTGCGAATCGCCCGCGTTTGTGTAGCTCATAATCATAGGATTTTTGGAAGCCATAAGGGTATAGCGCAAAGAGGCGTAAGATTCTAAGTCTTTCATCTCTCGAAGCTCGTCTAGGTGAATTGCTGACGGTGCGGAAACGCCTCGAGCAGCTGAGCCGCCAGCCTTTACGATAAAGCGGTTAATTTGTCCGGTCGTACCCTTGACCTCAATTTCCTCGGAGCCATGACTCCACCTAATACGGTGAACGCGCTTAGATAACATTTCGGAGCTCTCGATTAAGTTTATTAGCTGCCTAAATTGCTCGAGAGATGTGGCTAATCTGTGAGCTGATCCGATTTGAAGTGGCTCGTCCCATAGGAATAAACCGCCTAAGATCCTGATTTGCTGGAGAAAACTTTTACCGGACTGGCGAGCTACAACAATACAATTCGTCGGAGTCGCCCATCTGCCATCTGGTAAATACTTGTGAGTATGCTCAAGAGCGAACTTTTGCCATGGCATAAGACCCTCTGGGAGTATTTCAGCCGCTAAATCTATGAGATCGAAGCCCCTAGACGGTAAATCGTTGAGCGGAGTGTGAATTCTGGGCAACGTTGACCCATAAGTCTTAGCTGTTAACGGCGGTAAAACCGATAGCAGCCGATTAGAGCCTAGTTCGTCGGGTTGTTGACCGATTATGACCTGATCGTCCTTAGTCATGACTTACGCTGACGTTTTCGGGGATATTTAGATCAT